TGTAACCCCATGCCTCCCTGCGGAACGAAAATTAACGGTAACCTACCACTCTTGGAGTAATAAGATGAACGGACAGTTTTTGGAGAGAACTGTCAAACTCTCATTACCTATAGGAGATAATTATGATAACAACTCTTTAAATGCTGCATCTACGTCTGATGTCTCTGTGTTGGAATATTGAACTGTTCCAGTTGAGTTATCAGCAGTCGATGAGCCTGCTTCGGCATTCAAGAAATCAGCCAACATTGTTTCGATTTCTTCTGTAGTTTTTGAATTGAAATTCTCTGTGAATGAAGGCATTGAATCCATAATACGGACAACATCTTCAGAGGTTTCAGCCAAAGCACTAGGACGACGGCGTGGAGTGATTTTAGTTACTGGGAACTGTGCTCCGGGTGGCTTACCGTAGTTAATAGTCAGATCAGTTCCGCCATCAACATCAGTAATATCACCATAGTCGGGATTAGTTACTAGTCCAATCATTTCGCCATAAGCCGTTTTTCCATAGCCCCACAAGCGAATACCTTGATCCTCTTCACCTCGAACTACAACAGGTGAGAAAAAGCGTTCCTTGGCAAACAGAGTTTTACAGAACTTGAGAGTTTCAGTATCACCTGCTGCTTTTGCATCATTATAAGTGCTCCAAGCAAAGTTGCAAACAGGGCAGTCTTTACCGTGCATCTTTTTAGGACACAAAAATCCGGGATTCTTACCTACATTATAATGAAAGTAGAATTGCTTGAACGGATCACCATCTTCGGGACAAACAATGCGAATTGTTTGATCGCCATCTTGTGGTTTCCAAAATGCGTTTTGGGTTGAGTTTCCATTGCCATTTCCTTGCAATGCGTTTAATTTTTGTTTCATTTTATTAAAATCAATAGCCATAATATTTCTCCTTTGTTTAATTTTGACTTTTTGTCTAAAGTAGAGATGAATGATCTTTCATCCCTCTATAGTTCTATACGTTTGAGTTGTTGAAATTATTCAAAATTTCTTCATTTGCTTCAAAAGAAATTATTTCTTCTGTGTTAGCGGTGCGCCAGTTAAATGTACGCCATCCTTGAGCCTGAAGATCCCATACGGTTTCTAAGCCTTCTTTAAGGTTACGTGCTTTACCTGTGCCTTTAGTATTGTTTTCTACGAATGTAGATGGTAAGTCCTCTGTGCGGACAAAGAACATAGTGCGGATTTCTCCATTTGATTTTGAGAATGTTCCACGATAGTATTTGATGTTTGTCATTTTATCTCCTTGCGTTGACATATTCTATACGTTTGAGAGCAGCATTTTATTCAGATTGAATTTCAGATGATGTTTTCAAAGCGAATGAAAAGCCTTCTTCTAGATCAGTCGGATAGACTCCAAAAGAAATAGACTCTTCTGAGTCAGAAGATGAGATGCTTGTCAATTTGTCAAACAACTCTTCATCGTTCTCTATTCTTATACGATTGACGCCAAAGAAATATTCAATTTGATTTGAATTATTTATTTCCTGACAATCTATGACTTGCTCGTTATCGATATTTACGATGCTGAAAGTTCCTATTCTTGAACTGACATATTTTTCTCTAAATGTATCAAATACTGGTTCTGTGTTCATGTATATGTTGTACCAATGGATAGAAGTGGCTACTAATCTATTGATCTTAGGATAGAAGTTTAATATTGACGTCTTCCCAATGATATCTGACATTTTACTATTATCGAATATCAACATCTTCTCAAAGACACCAGATCTTGTGTACTCCTGAAGAATATGAAAATGAGCTCTATTTCTGAGCACTGACTTATTGTCTAAAGAAGAAGTATCTGGCTTTACATATATAATTGTTACCTTTCTGTGAGATATCTGCTTTAGCGCCCAAAGAGAACATGCTGATATCTTCCCTGAGCCGCAGACAATAAAATACACTTCCTCATCTTCATCAAGCGACTCTACAAGTTTTGCTAAATTTATTGCATTTGCATCATAAAGTTCTGCTGTTTGCTGAGGAGGTATGTAAAAACAATTCTTCTTTCTCTTATACTTATCATCTGAGTCTAGTAAAAAGACATTGTACTGAGGATATTCTTTGAATAGATCTGCTATCTTACATCCTGCTTTTCCTAATCCTATTATATTCATTTTAGTTCTTATCTCCTTGTTTCTAATTGTTTTAGATTATTTCTAATCATTTTAGTTTAAAATATAATATTAATATTTTATGTAGTTTTTCTTTAATATTCTTCTTATTTTCTTAATATTTTAATAAAAACTACATATTTTATTAATATTTTATTATTATATATTAATTTTATTTAAATTATATAAATCCTTTCCTGCTGATACGTTAGTCACAAAACTGCCCAATTTCGTGTTTCTGTATTCTTCAATGATCGGCTTTATAAGATCCTTATCTTCGGATGAAAAGTCCAAAACGATGCTGTCATGAAGGGTGAATGCTACATAACTCTTTCTGCCCTTCAAGAGATTGTAGATTGCCACCATTCTGTCAAGCACCATGTCTGCACTTGTGCTTTGGATAAGGTAGTTTAAAGCGTGATATTCATCACATTGTATTTTTCTTTTGAATAAATTCTCTACTGAACCGTATAGAAAGTATCTGCCCAAAATTAAATCTCTATCATATTGCCCATTAGAGACTGTATCATCTGAGTTCGGATTATACAACCAAGCAAAGAACCTTTTCTTCGCTTCGTCTCTGGTACTGTGATAGAGATTTTTTGCGTTATAGTCGTGTATATCTTCTTCAGGCTGATCCAATCCGAGTAGAGCAAGTACGACTCTTGCTTCTGCTGCATTATAATCTAGTTCAATAAAGAAATCATTGTTAGGCTTCACACAAGCCCTGTATTCTTTCTTCATAGTCATCAGAGGTAGAGAGTTGCCTGAAAGTGTTAATCTGCCCGTTTTAGAGCCGAATAAATCATAGTCACAGAATACATCTCTGCCTGTAAATTTTTTGTAAAGAAGTTTTGCTTTTGGATCAGTCCAAAAGTCTTGCAAAACTTTAGTATCCAAATTGACTTTGCGATACTTGATATCTGATAATACTTGCTGCACTTGCAACAAATGATCATAGTTTTCTGGACGTGAATATTTCTCAAATACCCACTCACAGATTTGATTTCTGACATTGCAGTACTCCTTCAGAAATCTCTCAGGCGTTAAGTCAAAAAAGCAATTCTCTACTAGATTAACCTTTGCTAAGTGATTTGAACGAATGAAAGCCTTGAGTCTGTTTGTGATCCGTTCCCAGTCTTCTACAAGGTGAGATGGACATACATCATCAAGGCTTTTTCCATTGACATAAAGTTGAGCATATTCGATAGGCATTCCATATAAAAAGTTTGAATAACCCCAAGTCTTTGACAAACCATCTGGAATGTCTTTGAAATGAAGTTCACCATTGGAATACACACCGACACACTCCGACTTGTCATCGAGTGTTTGAAACAGCATATTTCCTCCTATAATTTGATTGTGAATGTTCTATTACTATACGATTGATGAGAGGAAAATATTCTATAATTTTCTTCTTTTTTGGTTCGCACACCTTGATTTGCGCCATCGCCCACAACCAAACAAGTCTTGTCATGAATGTAGTCAAGACACTCTGGTAATCCATATTTCTGAAAAACTGCGTATGCTTCTTCAACTGAGTGATCGAAGTAACTTTGATCCCACTCTTTCTTTGCTTCTTTTGCTCTGATGTAGAAGTAAAGTTGGATCAGTTTCTTATCAGTGAAGTCATTCTCTGTTCTCTTTTTTCTGTACGTAAGTTTAGACTTGGATCCTTGTCCGCATACCTTAGTCTCTGTGTAATATGGATACGACTGTACATAACTGTCATAAAAAGATAACATATATGTCTTAAGTGCATCAATTTCGAAAAAGTGAGTTTTGTAATAGCACTTATCGAACATATCTTGTAAATTCTTATATTCTTTTTCTCTCATTCTTTGCTGCATTTGCGGTGATTCTAAATCTGCCACAAATCTCCACGGAGCATTCCTATCTACCATGAAACCGAAAGCATTTGCTGTTTTTTGCATTTGCAAAAAGTGCTCATCTAGGATATATGAAGTATATTTCTTTTTATCGTCATCATGTTTTGCAGTTGCAATCTCAAATACAATCCCACTCATTGCTGGAGATGCAGCACGTCTTAGTTGAAGGTTGCTTCTTGTCATCGGGAACACTGGAAGAAATGTGTCCAAAAATAACATAAATTCTTTTATGTAATCTCTGTAATTCTTGATCTTGCTTGAGCCTTGTTTGGCATACTTTCTGATAAACCCGTGAAAAATCGATTCCATTGTTTTGTGGTGATCGTTCAAATTATCTTCCCAGCCTTTCTTCACCTTAAAGTTGAAATATACACTTTTTTTGGACAATTTACCTGATTCTTTCATTCTATTGATCTTGTTCATCATATCAATTAGAGCCTCACAAACGAAGTCTAAAAGCATTACATCGTTTGATCCGGGTACAAGTCTCAAAAACTTTCTCGAAGGGTATATGGGGCGATTATGGGTGTCTATGCGTCCATATAGAATCTTGTCATGGATGAAATCGATTGAATGAAAATCTGAAAAAACATTTCTCGATTCTCCTTGATATTCTGACATATCATCAACGGCGTTTCCAGATATCGTATCTTGAGATCCGTCTTTGAAGCCTTTTGGGAACGCATGTTCGAAGTAGTACTTCTTGTTGTGATATAAGTTTTTTGTACCTTTGTCGTTGCTTCCTTGTGGTATTACTTCTGGATTGAATGGCTCTAATATGTCGCTTGGTAAAGAGTTTTTAATAATATCTTCAATAATTTGGTTAATCTCTTTTTCACTGAATTGTTCTTTGTTATCCATCTCATCTCGAAACCTTTTGTTAAGGCTTCCCAAGATAGACTCTTTCATCTTGTATCTTCTATGGTTAATCATTCGTTATCTCCTGATGAAAATGGATTTACTGCTGCCAAAGCCGATCCAATTGCGTTTGTTGCTCTTTCTGTAACTGGTATGTCTCTTTGTGGAGGATAGTCAAGAACATTTTCGCATCTAGCCTCAATCGAATCAAGAGTACCTCCAGACTGAGCAAATATGCAGTCTAAGGTTGTTTCATATTGCCCTCCTCTTGAAATACTTGAGTCTACAGATATCACATCATAATATCCGCCAATACCTAACAAGTTTGCCAAAGATCCATAGTTTGCAGGCTCAATATTTGGAGGTAAATGAGCGCCGTCTCCATCTGCTTCTGGACGTCCAAATCCCATTGGAGGGTTCAAGAACACTTTCATTCCGGGATAAAAGAGTGTATTACCCATAAGTTTTACCGAAGCGTTATAGACATCTCTTATTGCCCTAAGTTCCTTGCCTCTGCTTGTCTAGCCTCTCT